TAATACTATATAATTTAGAACCCGTATTGCTTGTCATTTCGAAAATAGATCTATCTTTATATTCATTTGCTATCGCCACCCTACCAACAACACTAGATCTGCCAGCCGTAGTAACATCTGTGGCGTGGACCTTACGCACCCAATCGGTCAACAATAGAAGTAAGCTTGTGCCTTCACTTATTGATGCATCATATAGCACAAGTGACGCTGGCCCAAATTGTGTTTGTCCAGCATATTTATAATCAATTCCAGCACCCTGCACAGTTTCAACAGTAGCACTTAATTCAGGAAATGTAAATTCCTTAGCATACCATACCCCCTGACCATCAATCTTAGTGATTGGGCCAAGTTTAGACACACGCCATCTATGTGCACGCATCGTCTCAGCATTATTGCTTTCAAACGATCCCGATTCAGATCCAGTTATGTTAAATCCGGGCATTTATTACCTATATACGAGGCACAGCGTATTATCGCTGTGCCTCATTAATTCTGGCATTACCAAAATTATTGCGCGTCCGGAGCAGCAGCGGCAGTTGACTTCTCATCATCTGCTTTATCACTATCCTTGTCAGCACTACCAGCTGCGCCACCTCTAACTGCTCTATCAAATCTTAGCATAACCTGAATTTCCTGAATATCAGATGTGGTATAATCCAATTCTTGGAAATTGGTGTCCTGCGGCCAAGAACCGTACAGCGTCCATTTCTCATTCACAGTACCAGCACCACCAATCATCGTCAATGTCGATTGACGCTTGTATGATGATGGTAAAGCAACGTTGGCAGTTGGAATGTCAGAAACACTATTCCACCACGTCCAGACCTGTTTTGAAACATCTGCTGGCTGTTCAATATCATACCAAGTAAGAGTGATTGGGTCCCACTCTGTCTTACCAGCAAAGTATGCCTGCTCTTGGTTATGGTGCATTACGGCTTCATTGAACTTACCATGCGGTCTTTGAGCAGTCTTAAGGTATACAAGAATTCTGCTTGTTGCCGTCTGGCCGACAGATTGCCACACCCATCTATGTTTACGTCTTGGTTCAGACGTATTCGATGGCCCGTTTCCGCCATTGCCTTGTATGTTAAATCCGGGCATGTTTTATTCCCTCTTAGTCGTCAAAATATCTTTGACTATGTAAGCACAACGCCAGTTTGAGCCAACACCTCTTCAGCAGAGAAGCTCTGATCGGATCTCAGAACACCAATATTCAACACAACGAATTCGGCTGCTCTTGTTGGTCTAACCAGAACTGACACCCAAAGTTCATTTCTATCAATGCGCTGTGGGGTATTGTTGGTTTGATCGCAAATCACTTTAAATCCAGTAACGCCTCTTCTTGCCGCAATTTCTGCAAGGAACGGCTCAATTCTATTAACAACTTCCCCTCTTGTGAAACGATCATTCGGTTCGAAGAGGAATGTTCTAAGTGTTTTGATTAATTCCTTTTTAAGGAATATCAGCAACATTCTTACGTTTACTCTATCAAGAGCAGTAGCTGCTCTCTGCAGGGTTCTTTGTCCGAATACCGCTATTCCATCCTGCGGGAATTTAACGATAAAGTTAACCGCATTCCCTTGGCTGTACATCAAGTTTCTTTCGCCTTGCGACGGATTAAACTCGATATCAAGCGAAGTTGTCAGTTTGCCTCTATTTAGTCCAGCAGGGGCAAACCACTGTTCAGCAACTCTTGCCGTTCTAGCAAAAACAGCGGCAACCTGTCCAGAAGGTGGAACGAATATTTCTTCAGCGCTAAACTGGTCGTAAATCTTCTGCCAAGACCAGTACAGTGCAGCGTAGCTGGTATTGATTGCCGTCAGCAAGCTGCTATCCAGCATGCCATTGTGCCAGTCAACCACTTGTTGTGGAGTAAGTCCAAACGGAGGATCAACAATGTAAATGCAGTCTCCGCGTCCTTCGCACATTGTAATGGCTTGCGAAAGAACAGAACCAGTACTTACACCCGGTGTCAGCAACATGTTAATGTTAAATAAGTCCGGGTTTTGCAGAGCCCAAATGCCAGAATTGTCTTGCGGGCTACCAATAATAGCCGCATCGAGTTCTGTGCTAAACGTGGCATCAACTGGAATACCGTCAGCGCCACCATCAAAAGTCTGCGTTGAGAACGTACCCGGAGTTCTGACCTCAAACGTCAATAGATCAGTTGCATCGTTATTAAGGTACGACGGTCTTTCTTCCCATCTGATGTATGAGTCGCCAGCAGCACCGCCAATTGACGAACCTTCATTCACAATATTGCCGATGTATCTGGCTTCTCTAGAATCGAAGCTTACATCATCAATTCTGTGAACTTCCACGTTAGAACTAACTTCTACAATCCTAAGTGTGTATTTTCCAGAAGTATTGTTATAAATCTGGATCGTAAGCTTAAAGTCGTCTATCCACGTTCCCGGTGATTTCGCAACGACAAATCCAACAATTTTTTGGTAGTAGGATGAGTCAAGCGAGCATTGTGAACTTAGTGGGTCAATGTCGCAGCTCAAAGGAACAGCTGGGTCAACGGTCCCACCTTCCGGCAACAGAACTCTGGCGTCATCAAACACTCTATAGCCGGTACCGAATGGGAAATTCATTCCCAATTCTTGGGCAAATCTCAGTGTCTTGAGATTCGAATTGTTGGCTAATAGGCTAAGATCATCTTCAGCATTATCGATTGTTGTCATTAACGCTAAGACGACTTGACTATCACTCAGTCTAAGCGCAACGGCATCAAACTTTGGAATACCATCAACTTCATTTGCACCATTAAACACTGTCTTTAACGACGCTGCGCTATGCGTAGCACTGACTGGAACTGATACCTCTATAACATCGGAGGCAGTTGTTCCAACAACATTTATTTTAACTCTGTTTTTGTTTGAATTGATATTATACGGCGAGAGACTTGTCCCAACAGCATGACTACGTGGGATGTCGTACGCCCAAAGCGATAACCCAACTTCTAATGCAAACGCTTCGGTTGAAATTAACTGAATCCACCTTCCTTCAGTATCAGTTCTAATGCAAACCGTTTCATCATCTTGAACTATCGCTATCCAATCCTCTGATGATCCTGCGGCACTATTGAGATCGTCGGCAAATGTAGTGGCCGATGTGTACGTTGTTGGCGAGAGAACTGCAGCAACTTGAGCGACTCCCTCAACCGAAAATTGCGCGGTTGTGTTATCTGGAGCAGCGACAAATGAGAAGTAGTCGCCAGTTTCAACCGCAGATGAACCAGTCACTGTTATGATACCAGTAAGACCAGTCGCGTCTGAACCTGTTCCAATAGCAAATGACGAAGTAACACCAGCAACGGCACTAAACGTTCCAGTTGCTATTACTTCAGCATCGCTGTTGCGAACGATTTCGTAATCAGCACCATCAATCAAGGTGCCAGTTGGCGCACCAGTGATGTTCACAAAGAACGTATCGTCAATTGCTTCGTTGTATGTTCCACTCAGCGCCAATGACGCTGTAGTTGGACCATCGGAAGCACTTTCATCAACATCGGTAAATGTTGGCGCAGTGGTAGATGCCGCGTGAATTACAAGCGGGTTGTCAGCATCGATAACTCTAGTGCACAGCTGGCCAAAATCAACGCCAGAGAAAAGTGGGATTCTTCCCCAACCTTTTCCTCTTGCTCCACTAGTGTCAATGCAGACATCATCAAGAGCAGAGTCCTGCCCATCATCACATTCAATGCCGACTCTAACAACCCAGCATTGATTGCCTTCAAGTAAGTAGTTTAGTACAGCATACCCAAGGTATGAATCCGGAAACGGTTCACCAAAAGTATCAATAAATTGCTCAGCAGTAGATATAAACACAGGGGTATTGATAGGACCTTTGTTGGCCGTACCTACAAACCCCGGCACTACATCACTTTGAACGCCAATAAAGGCGCTGAGATCTATTTCATTTGGGTAAACACCCGGACTTAGATAAACGGCCATTCTTGATCTCCGCTTTAATTCCTGATCTTATATTTGATTACCACTCGCTGTAACCAGACACAGCAATCATGCCTTTTTTACGCAAGTTATTCACTTGTGATTCCATTAATCTATCAACTGGGAATCTAGCACTCTGCTTTCCCATCAGTCTAATCGTTTGTTGTCCGTGAAAGAAGTCAACACCATCTGGTTCAACTAGCTGAATACCAATCAATTGTTTTGTTCGATTGGTAATTACCATATACTCGACTTTTTTTGGATCTAATGTTTTCTTGATATCACGTTGAGATTTAGCCATTATTCTTCCACCTCTTCTGATGCTACTCTACCTAAAATAGTCTTAACAATTTTCTCGCCGGGTATCGGCAACCAACCCTCTACCCTAATCGCAAAATCGTAACGTACTTTTGCACGCTCATCGGGTGAAACATCAATATCTGACGAATCTGTATATCCATCCAGCCACGCTTCTACTACTCCCTTCATCCATGGATCTTCAACAGTCCATTGGGCGACTGGGTTGAAACGCGTCATTATTTGGAATAATAGCGAGTCGGCGTCGTGTTTGTGCTCACACCAGACCGTAACCGCATAACTTATAGTGTGCGGCTGAGGTCTGTATGTCAACCTCATTTCGGTACCTTCTCTATCAACAAATTGTCTATTTTCATATCTATATGGTGGTGAATATTTAGTTTCATTAAATTTAGACCCAGTTCTATTTATAGCTATAACCGGAAGCACTATTCTGGCATTTCTTCTACCTTGCTTCCAGTTCAGAACAGTTTTATCACCACCAGATATTCTAACATCAACTTCTCTAAATCCATCCTGTTTGTCTGGAACAACCAAGCTGGAAAGATAACTCTTAATACCGGCATCCATCGTTTTGAAGCCATCAGCAAACACTCTAACAACTTCATCAGATTGAGTATTCGTTTTATTTTCAGTTAATTTAAGTCTATCAACTCTTTGTGGATGTTGATCTAATTCAAATTGTTCAGGTTCAGTCGGTGGTATAGGTACAGCTTCCACCCCACGGTGGCCTATTGGATGATTATCCCAGCTGAATTTGTAGATTGGCATTATTTACCTAATAACGTCAGTAACCCTTGCTTCGTACTTATTGTAAGCAACGTCTTTGCAAAAACCTTATTATTAGTCAGAATTTCTATCTTTCTTAAATCATTGCTTTTTGAGCCAGCTTTTATAATTAATCTAGATCTCAGATCAACTCCGCCCAATTTTTCATGATACGGCTCTGTTTTTGAAATTTCAAAATTCAATGATTCAATATTATATTTTTTCATGAATTGGTCTAACTTATCGTCTGGCATCTTCTTTAATTTAATAATTAACGAATTTGCATGCTTTTCTAAATCCAATCTAATAGCCTCACCAATGTCATTAGTGATATCATTAGATTTTTTATCTAAGTCTTTTTTAAGATCTGAAAATAATTTATCAAACTGTTTTTGATTATCTGCCATGTGGTAACAATGTAAAGTCGCCGCTAAACGGTCTTACTGTACATTTGACATATAACCATCTATATCTGTAAGAACCATTATCTTCCGCTACAAGAACTTCATAATTTAGTAAGTTCTCTTGAATATCTAGCTTATAATCAGTTCTGGCAGCATTTTGTGGTAACTGTATTAAATCGCCAGCCCTCAATGTCCTTGGTAAATCATTCAACAACACTGCTCTACAAAAGGAAATAGCAGATTCGGTATCAGCATCGACACCGAATTTTGTTAATTCATCCTTTAGCGGCTTAGGTATCCATACTCCCTTTAGCCAAATTGGATTATAATATGTCGGATTTGGATCTTCATCCCAAGTATCGTCAGCATTAACTTCATTGTCGGTACGAAGCCAAACTTTAACCAAAGCACCAGAGACATTGCATAATTCCTCCGCAAGTCTCTCGGCCATGGAAATATCTGGATTGGTAGGATTATAAACAGCAGCTAAGGTCAGCATCTTCTCTGACTCAGTTCTCATATCAGGAGATTCATTTATTGAAGCTAGTGGTTGATTGAAGTTGAAGTTATATAATGGCATTAGTTAGACAACCCCACCCCACCTTGATTGGCTGGCCACTTACCATCACGCATTTCATCAAGTTCGTCAGTCATACCACTGTCGTTGTTGAAATAGAATTTGTCACCTTTACGCATGACAACCCCATTCTTTTCCAAATTTTGAATGCAACCATCAATACCTGATCGTTGAGCTTCTGGCATGAGTGAAGAACACTCATCCATAGTGCATCCTTTATCGCCAAAATCTTTTATTATTCTGCAAGCCGATTTTTCACCTGACCCATCTGTATACTTGTGAGAATTTTCCAATATGGCTAGCATTTCTTTTTCAATTTCTTCCAACTTCAAATCGTCTGGTGTCAATCTATCGATCAACCCATCTGTTTTATCTCTTGTGCTTCCGATTATAGCCCTCCATTCAGTTTCGCCAGCCATTTCCGGATCGAAATTGCTTTGAACCGTAGCTGGGTCCATCTCGTGAAGTGCTCTAATAACAGCCAATTCCACCCAATACGGCGAAACTCTCTTGCCCTGATTTTGTTCAAGTCTGGAAACAGCGGCTGTCATCTTATTGACAATCGTATTCCATGATTCCTTGGCTTGATCAACGTTAAATCCACCAAGAGGATTTCTAAATGAAAAATCTCGGTCAGCCTTAACATCTATATCAAAATCACGTTCTCTATCAGTTTCCTTCTGCGCCTTTATCTCGCTGTACGCATCTTGATCGTATGGATTAACTTCTTCAGCTTTAACAACTGCATACCACATATCCATTTCGCTATCAGTAACAACATCAAGCCAATTGGGTTTATCGGAAGCAGCAACTAAAGTATTAAATGCGTCTAATTGATTAACACCCGGCAAATCTCCGGGAATATCAAACCAATAGACATTCTTAACATCATAACCAGCTTTCGGTTTCCTAACATTAAATCTCTGCCCGTGTGGTTTTTCTTCTTTATCATGTCTATATTCAACATGGCCGAATGGCTCAAGCATATTAGTTAACCACTGCAATATCATAATATATGGTGATTCGTCAAGTGCTTCATACGCTTTGTCATCTGGGTCAATTTCTTGATTTCCATCAATACGACTTCCATCTAACTTTTTTACGTAATTCCAAGCTTCAGAACCAGCACCAAACGATGGATCTCCATCTTTATATGCACGATCAAACATCGTGACTTTTACCGTATTACCGCCACCATCTTCTGGTATATATTCAATCATAGCAACAGCAGCATTTACTATGTCTTCAAGCATAATCTTAGGATTTAATCTATATTTTAACATCCTTAAGACTTCTTTTTCATTTTCATTCAATTTAGACATAGCTTACCCAGTAAATATGCCGGAGAAATATCCGAATCCATCAGTTGGTTTGCCAGCTTCACAGCCAACATCCTTCTCTTCAGTCGGTACGCCAATAGATCTTAAAATTTTATACCAATCTGTGCACATTTCATCGCGACAACCATGTGCAGGCGGAGGACCATATGGCAAGACAAAATATTGAATCTTTGGATTTAAAGAGGTTTCAACAGAAGATCCCGGTATTGCAGAAATAGCATCTTCCAATTTCACTATGACAGACTTACAATCTTCTTGGAACGCAACGGATAGCGAAGGCGAAGTAATCGCAGATGTAGGTTCACATCCGGGGACTTTTATCCATCCACCTTTCATAACCTCTAATTTATTTGCAATTCTTATCATTGTTTAGATTTGAATTTAGAATACACATTCACGAGCTTATTAATTATATCATTTAAGTGTGACTTAGTAGCTCTCAGCCCTTTTAACTTCGCGTAGTTCCCAGCGCCAGTCACCATCGATAAAACCGCTGGCAATTCCACAACATAATCATCAACATCATGGATAGTTATCGACACAACTTGCGATCTATCAAAATGCTCATTCATGCCAAATTGCGCTTCAACCCTAGCAAAAGAATCGATACTATCAGATGCTTCTATAATATCAGATTCTTTCCCATTTTTATCTAAAAATCCAGCAATACTCTTGGCTTTGCTATTCAAAGTCTTTATGGCCTGAGTTCTAGCTCTGGCTACTTTACCCTCGCTCATGAGGATATCTAATTTTTTGGTGAATTTATATCTCATAGTGTATTTACCAAGCAAACGGCCCCATTGGTTCGCCGTGATGGATGGCATCTTGAACAACTTCTTTATATTCTTCTTTCCCTTCAGAGATTAATGCATCACCATCTAACGCCAATTGCCCACCATCAGGCGCTGGCATACCGCTGATTTTACGTCTGACTGCTCCCACAGCGAGCTTAGTTTTTGCTACTACTGCTCTATATAGAATTTCTCTAGCTTCTACTGTTTTAAACCTAACAACTTCTGGTATATACAACACCATAACAGGGAACCTGCCTTTTGGGGTTGGGTATAATCTAAGGCGCTCGCCAGACTTCATATCATCGCCTTCGCCGGGAATAAATTCCCATTTACCCTCTGTTGCTAAAATTTTCTGACTAAATTTCCTATATGCAAGCAACATATGATAGTCAAGCAACATATTTTGAATGCCAGTAACGTTACCAATATTAAAAAGGAAACTCTCAGCACCGAAAATATCATCTATTCTAGTTGATACAGGGTCCCAAGCTACATCTCTGACCCAGTATGCGTCAGGTGGTAAATCATAGGTGGTTTGCAATGGCGTGGTATAAAAAATGTGTAAACGATGTTCTAATGGAAAATAATTAGCAATAAAGTCACCCATACTACGCAAAACTTGTTCCCATTGAACCTCAGTCATTTCAACAAGAACGTTCGGGTGCCCAAGTTCAGACAACGCGTGCAATTTCAGTGGATTGCTATCCACCTTCAATAGAGCTGGTAATTGACTTGGACCAAGAATTGCCATGCAAAATCTCCAATAACATATATTTGTCTTATCTCACAAGCCACCTGCGATTGCCACCACTAAATATATCATCTCCATCATCCATCATATCAGCTATGTCTTGAATGCTGGTGTCGCGAGAAAGTGTGGGGGCTAGTTCTGCAAGAATTTGTTGAAGAGCGTTTATTATAATATCTTTCCGATGGATAGAAGGTGCAATTAATATTTTTACAAGTTCATCTCTAGACAAATAGCGAGTCGTAACATTTAAATTGTTGTTGTAATTTGCAATCTGTGTTTCATAAACAACATAGCTGTCAGATTTATCCAGTTGCACTTCCATATATCCACCGGGGTACTTATTGATGTCACCACCAGAAAAACCATAAGCAACAACGTGGGGGCTAACTACCAATAATGAAGGCCGATAACCATGGGCAATAATAGCATCTACGAGTTGTTCGATATCAGCCATTAATTGCGCACTGGTTTAGTGCTCCTTACGAGCTTTTAATATATAATCTCTATTTAAATCATATAAATTATTCAAGCCCAAGGCTTCGTCGGTTGACATCCATTTTAATTCTGAATACTCGGAATTTGGCATTAACGGGGTATCAATGGAACTAGCTTCACAATACCATATTGATGCTTCTTCGTTTCTATCTATTTCACGTATTGGATTGACACTAACACCGGTTTCTTCAAAGCATTCCCGTTCTGCGCAATGCTTTACTGATTCGTAATTTTCCAATCTGCCACCGGGAAAACACCATTTACCCTTACGATCACCATTAATATCATATAATCCAAGCAGCCATTTAGAGCCACCGCCATATCCAACCACAGCAACGGCAGCCGCTAATTCATTATCATCTGTGTATAGTGATCGTAGTTGCATTATGCCGGAAAGTGAATGCCGCCGTCGCCAAAAGTTACGCCCATAAAATCTAACTTATAGAACGTAATCGATTCGCCAGTTAGTTCGGTAGTTAGAATTGCGTCTATATCCTGCTTCAATTGCGTTACAGCTTGAATCGCAACGGCAGTAAGATCTTGGCCATGCTGAACATTACCGCCAACACCACTCCTAATCCCATTCCCAGATTCTGAACCATTACTATCTACAACTCGATTTTCAAGAGGATGGTGTCTTGGTCTTTCACTAAATCCAGTACTAGCATCTAAACTTTGATATCCAGTAAGCGTAACTCTAGCCGTCTTTTGTCCAAATTGCGGAACAACAGACGGTCTTGATTCTGGAATGGTTAATCCAGCATCAGCAAACGCAGCATGGATCTTAGACGCAATGCTTTCCATGCTAACTAAATATTCCCTACGCTTTCCGTTACCAAGAGCAGGTAGAATTCTGAAATAAGCTACAAATTGCTCGTAGCTAGGATGATGAGCCGGATTACTTGAATTCCACGGATCAGTAGAATTGAATGGTGTTGGATATGGTGACATCTATTTCTCCTTAAATCCTTTTTAGTTTTGACTAAACTAGAATACAACAAGGGAGGAGATTTCTCTCCTCCCCTGTGTTCGCCCGTCAAGCGAGTAAAACTTAAACGTCGCGCAACTCTTGGTGGATATCGTCGGCAACATTCGCGGTGCTCTTGTTGAAGAACTTGTCGCGACCGATCTTGATCGGTGCCTCGATTCCAGTAATCGTGCTCAGAGCGCTTGCAAGGGTCTTGAGAGCGCGGTTGTAAACAACCACTCTGTGACCACTGTAGTAACGATCTGAAACGACTGCATCGCGAGTAGCAAGCGTACGGACCTCTTCGCCCGGAACTGCCATTACTAGCTCACGAAGACCTGGCGACAGCAATGACTTGACCGAATCGTGACGGCGGTCAGCACGCTGTGATCTAAGTCTACGATGGACTTGGATCGAAGTGTTGGCTGGTTGACTAGCCATAGGAAAAACCTCAAAAATTTTGTCTCAAACCCAGCAGACGAGCACCATGCTCACCCTACCACATCGTGGCGGTACTGGATTCTTACTGTATATATTTGATTGAGGTTTTATATTTTATTAGCTTCTGACTATTCTCGCTAACACTTCTTTATTCTTACCAACCATGAATTCTAATTTACGGTGTCCGGATAATTCTAGGCATGCCACATTAAACCAGTCTTCATTATTCAAATAAACTACAGCATCAGTGTCATCAGTAGCTTGTAGTATTTTAGATCCACTTAGAACATCCGTTATATCTTCTAAAACAACAGACGCCGCTTCAAATCCACGGGAATTGCTGTCAACATCAGAGAAACTAGCCATCCACGTACTTTTACTGTCGCCAAGAGAACCTACATCAATCTCATCCTTATTGGCAACGTTATCAAATTTAAAGTAGATGTCTCTATCGAACCTATCAGAAATGATAAATCCAAATTCACCACTTCTGTTATAAAACTTAACTCTTCCTTTATGCGAAGTCATGTTGAGCCTTTATGGAAAAACCATTAATAGTGTTTGATGTTGGCAACACAATTCTAGAAATTGATGAGTCTAAGTATGGCGAATTATCGCAAGTTCCCAAATTTTGGGATAATCTAAGATTATTAGAATGTAGCGATATCACACCGTGGTGCTTCATAAATCAGCTAGCAGTAAAAACCAAATTATCATTCTCAGAAATAACATTTAAGTTTAACAGCATTATAACCGGCAAATTTCTCAACGACATGGGTGGAGTTATTTCCACCTTAACAGCTAAAGGATATGATATTTACTTATTATCAAATACAAACATTCTACATTGGTCATATTTCTCACAGTTCATAGGTAATTTCTACAAACACGCTTTTTTATCATTTGATCTTGGATGCAGAAAACCAAATAAAAACATATTCGCTACTACGAATGCTATAATAAACTGTAAGAACGATAAGTCAATCATATTTTTTGATGATGACATCGACAACAGATGTGAAGCCGAGCAATCAGTTGGGTGGATAACATCAGAAGCCAATGAATATAAAGCATGTATGCAGGTTATCGACTATTTTAAACCTTCCTAGTCTTATTCAACGAAATAAAATTCTGTGTACCATCGTCGGTAGCGCACACTGTATAGTCACCAAATAAATTTGGCGCTTCTCTTTGTAAGACTAATACCAACTCGCAAGCCAATTGTCTTATTTCTGCGTCTGCTGCTCTATCACCTCTCAATTCAACAAAATGTCTTAACGATCTAGCATTAGCTGTGACAAATATCTTGGTTTCTGTCGCATTTGGCAATACACATCTAGCCGCTTCTCTTGCTGCTTTACGTCTCTCTCTAATCGTCTTCTTTTTCAGGTAAGACTTGAAATCTTCATCATTTCCAATCGCCGCACGGAGATCTTCCAAGCTATTAAAATTCCACGTGCCAACAGACCATCCACTAATGACCTTAGTGATCGTTTCATTTCCCAATGCAAATGACATCATAGAATCAGGTGAAGCTAATTTGTCAGATAATTTAGTAGTTAACGCTTCATAACGTTCAACACTGTCATTTATATGACTTTTGACAATATCTTCTAATTCCTTATCGCCCCTGATTGCTGGAGGCATTACGAATTTCGCATCGCCAGAATCAACATACCGCTGCGATAATTGGCTAAATCCAAAACCAGCCCTATGTCTAACTAGCTCATGTGTCAAACTACGCGAAATATCGCAAAATATCAAATTAAACACAGTATGTTCAAGAACACTACCATGCCCAACATCAATAAGGTGTCCTAAATATTTGCTATTTTCCTTACGACCAGCTTTATCACCAAAACTCATATAGCACATGCGACCAGCAAATTCTGGTATCATTTCTGCTGGGATATTAGTGTCGGTTTCCCAATACGTACCTTCAGCATCCAAAAAATGCTGGACAGCCTTCATATCAATAACCTGACGGCCAACTACATAGATAGAAGGTTCGTAAGCTATGCTAGTCATGTCTCATCCTTATGAATTATAAGAATAAGATACATCTAGTTATTATTGGTCTGATTCGTCGTCGTCGTAAACTTTATCAAATAGCCAATCAATCAACGCTGGTGAGATAGTATCGACGATAAGTGCTTTGATCCAATTCCCAATAAAGTTCGGAACGTATGGGATCTTTGGGTTATATTTTTTAAACAAATCTTTTACTAAATCAACCACCAACATCTCTAAGGCTTCACGATTGCTGGTAGTTGGTTCTATAATTTTTGTTATATCAATAATAGCATAAATTGTGTCTAGAATATGAACACGCCAATTAAATTTCTTTTCAGCCTTAAATTTCTCGATTATACCATCAATGAGTGCCTGAACTTTAGCCGAGTCATCAGCCCCCAACTTGCCATCAATTAAACCACCGCCCTCAATATTACCATGTACAGCAATTAATTCGCCAGCCTTAGCTAGCAAAGATTCCTTGGTTTTAGTTGAATTAATTTCACCAAGCAAATGTGCAAGATTAATCTTCGCCATCTTTATTCTCTCGTAAGTTCTTTATATCTTTGTGTAATTGATTCGTTTTGAGTAATAGCCTAGCAAAGTCCTCTTTTATCAGATCAAATGCAGTCTGTAATGATTCCTTATCATCTTCATCTTCCACAGCTACAATGGCCGCATTGACCAATATTTCTGTATTAGCGTAAGTAGACACCACTTCAACTTCCAAGTCACCTGCTTGCACTTCTATTTTAGCTGGGATGATTTCTGGAGAGAAACAGCATCCAGATACAAAAACGAGCGCCATTAAGACGCTCGTCAGTGTTAGTTTATTAAACATACTATTCCACCATATCAGAAACATCATTCTTAAACAGCATCAACTTTATATACTGTGTCACGCCATCATTCGAGATTTTAGCATGATATAAGAACTTTGATATGATGTCCTTGTCAAACCATGATCTCCCTATCTCCTTTAGGACGCCTCCATACTCGTATGAAGACTTAACCCAAGTGGAACAGTTGGAAATATATTCCCTAGTTATTACTTGCGATTTGTTAAACAGTGGTTTAGAAGTCGCAAAAACAACATCCTCGGTAATATCTTCCATTGTGTCGTTGGCAAAGCCAACAATAACCCCCCTGTCGCTAGTCCAAGTGCTGTACATTATCCCTCACATGTAATACAGCACCATTGTACTACAGAGACACAAACAACATAAGTATTCCAGTTGTCTCAAATATACAGAATGGACGAATTTTTAGATTCTTTAGGAAATTTACTTAAAATATTACTGCCAATCATTGTGCCTATTTTGGCCGCATTGGTTGCAGTAATTAAAATACAACATTCTAGCAATAAGTCGCTGAAAAAAGAAATTCAGGACTTAAACGCAGAGAAAACCCTTATACTAAATAAATACATCACGGACCTTAAGGATGTGATCACACGTTACACGAA